TGACTATGCTTTAAATTTAAATAGAAATACTTCAGATGGTGATGTTATAAGGATTAGAAAAGACGGCACAACAGTCGGAAGTATTGGTACTATTGCTGGATACACATACATTGGTTCAACAGTTGGTGCTGATGCGTTTATATCATTTGGTGCTAATACAATATCACCTGCAACAAGTACTGGTGGTGGTAGAGATAATGCTATTAGTTTAGGTTCAAGCCTTTATCGCTTCAAAGACTTATATCTAGGTGGTGATGCTAAGGCAGGTGGTAACGTATTGGTGAATACTACGACTGCAAGAGCAGGAACTCATTCTATTACGCTTGAAGGTTCAAATAGCTTTTTTATGATGCGAGCAGGAGGCACGGGCGCACTTTCTCAGATTTCGTTTATGAGAGATACAGATGGAACTCCTTTTCAGGCAGGCGTTATAACTACAACGGGAACTGCCACAACCTACGGCACTTCTTCTGACTATCGACTAAAAGAAAATGTTGTAGAAATGACTGGTGCTTTGGATAGGGTTGACCAACTAAATCCTAGTAGATTCAACTTTATTGCTGATGCTGATACAACAGTAGATGGATTCTTAGCACACGAAGTAGCTGACGTTGTACCCGAAGCGATAACTGGGGAAAAGGATGCTACCGAAGAATACGAAGTAACACCTTCCGTTTTAGACGATGAAGGAAACGTCATAGAAGAGGCAGAAATAGGTACAAGACCAGTTTATCAAAGTATTGACCAAAGCAAGCTAGTTCCTTTATTAGTAGGAGCAATTCAAGAACTTAGAACAGAAATTGAACAACTTAAAAACCAATAAAAATGAACTGGAAAATAAACACACTAGAATACACTAACGACTCTGACAAAGGAGTTGTTGTAGCACATTGGGATTGCTCCCATACCGAAACTGTTGGAGAAGGCGATGACGCTGTGTCATACAGTTCAAGAAGGTACGGTTCTTGCTCTTTTCAACCTGACGCATCATCTGAAGATTACATCGCTTTTGATGACTTAACCGAAGAAATCGTTCTTGGTTGGGTTAAAGCTGAAGTAGGCGAAGAAGATGTGGAGCAATCATTGACCGACCAAATAGAAGCACAAAAGAATCCTGCGACTTTGAAAGGATTGGCTTGGTAGTTATATTTGGGCAACCTTTAAATTTTAAAACACAACAGAATGACACTAGAAGAAAGAATCAAAGAACTAGAAGTACAAGAAGCAAGATTGCAAATGCAACTTGCTGAAGTTCAGTATGTAAAACAAGGGTATGAAAATACCTTGAAAGATCAAGCTGAAAAACAGACTGAAGAAGTCACTTCATAAACAAACACAATGTCTTTTTATTCAGAACAACTTTCAGACAATGTGCATTTGTTTGAATATGGTGGTTGCAAGTCAGGTCATACTGTTGCAACCTTGTTCTGTTCTGATATCCATCTTGATTCTATTGGTTGCAAAAGAAAGATCCTGAAGCAACACTTTGATGAAATCAAGAAAGCAGATGGAAAGATCTTCATCTTTGGTGATCTTCTTGATGTGATGGCAACCTATGGTGACAGAAGGCTTCAAAGGGAAGATGTTGATCCACAGTTCATTCAAAGGGGTAGGACATATCTTGACTGTGTTCTTGAATACACCATCAACTTCCTGAAGCCATATGCAAAAAACATTGCACTGATATCAAAGGGAAATCATGAAACTGTGATCAACAAGTTTCACAACATTGACCTGATCAATCACATTGTGTATGCACTAAACATGGAACAAGGTGCAAAAATTCAGATTGGTCAGTATTCAGGATTTGTCATGTTCAGGATGATGGGCAGTTCAAAAAATATGTGTGTGACTAAAGTCATTCATTATCATCATGGCTTTGGTGGTAGTGCTAAAAGATCCAAAGGAATACTGGATGTTCAGATTGAAGTGATGAAATATCCTGATGCACACATATTGGTCAGGGGACACACACATCAGAAGTGGTATGATCCATCAACTACAAGAATGCGACTTGGCAACAAAGGCACAATCTACAAAGACAAGGTCAAGTATATTCAATCAGGATCATATGTGGATGGGATAGGTGATGGAAAAGCAGGATGGGCAGTTGAAAAGAACTTCAATCCAACAGACATTGGTGGGTGGTTTGTTGACTTCACCTACAAAATGACTGATGGAAAAAAGTTCATCACAACAACTGTCATTGAAACACCTGTTGAAGAATTTTAGAAGGGAAGATCATCACTAATGGTGGAAAGATCAGTTTTATTGACATTTGATGGGTCAAATTTTGCTTCTGAAGGCTTTGAATCATTTTCTTGACTACTTGTTCCACCTAACATTTGCAAGTTATTACAGACGATATTTGTTGAATATCGTTTTTCACCATTCTTTTCATATTCACTTGTCTGAATCATTCCTTCAATACAGACCTGTGATCCTTTGACCAAATATTTTTGTGCTATTTCAGCAGTCTTGTTGAAACACACTATTCTGTGCCATTCGGTTTGATCTTCACCTTTGATCTTTCTTGATGTGGCAATGCTAAAGTTGCACACCTGAACATTGGATTGTGAAAATCTTGTTTCAGGGTCTGCACCAAGTCTTCCAATTAAAATTGCTTTATTCATATTATTATTCCTTTAAATTTTGCTTGAAGTTCTGCAAGTGTTTTGAATTCATTTGCAAGATCCATCAATTGTTGTTTGTTGTACTTTTTAAGTTTCTTTGATTCTTTTTCAAGGTAGTCTGCATGACCTTCACCATGTAATGCATCAATCATTTTGCCATGCTTGTATTGTTCACCTGCACCATACTGATTGCATTTTTGACACTGTGCATGACAGTTCATTTCATCATATCTTGTGGACATGAATCTTCTTGACATGAAGTGACCTGCATCCATTTCCTTCCAATCTTTTACAGTGTCACAAGTGATGCATTTGCATCTGCCACCAAAAGGGTCTGCATCCCTAATTCGTATGTACTTGGAAAACCACAGATCACAAGTCTTCTTTGCACTTGTCAGGTTCTTGCTTCTTTTCAATCCCATTTGATTGTCCAATCTTCTGTGATCAGTTCTTCTTCTTTCAATTCATCTACATTGATGAGAAATCCAAGACCAAATGTTTCTGTGTTGTTTGTTCCAATGTACACTTTTTGTTTGTTTTTGTATTTGTTGATGATAAACTGCTTCAACTTTTTCTGATCAATAAGAAAGCAAGTTGATGATTCATTCAGGATGTAAGCAAGAAGATCTGCTTCTGAAATTGGAAGTTTTGATGCATACATCCCAACAGGGTTGAAGAATTCAATGAACAGGTTCACTGCACCATCAGATCTTTTTTTTGAATGTTTGATGGCAGTGTTGTCAAACTTGACTTCAATGGTCTTTGATTCTTTTCTTCCAATAGCAGTGAAATCATATGGGTACACACCATCAGTTTCAGGAAAGACACATTTCATGCCAAACCTATCTTCAAGCATTCCTGCAAAAAACTTTTCTGCAATCTTTCCAACAGTCAGTTGTTGTTGATATTGTTGTGATTGTTGGTATTCAGTCATTTTTTTATCTTGTTAAGTTTTCGCCAATCAAGAACTGCAATTGCTATTGCATACAGGGCAATAAAGCCAAGTATGGAAGCAATAAGATCAACACCTTCAAGAATTAGTTTTAAAAGATCAATCATCTTTTTGTTTTCTATGAAGCTGAAGGCTTCTGATGAATGAATATGCAGGATCAGACACTTCATTGTTCTTGAAGGATCTTAGTCTTGGCATATTCTGTTGTGTTTTAAAGGATAACTGATTGACATCCTTGTCTTGAATCCAATCCCTTAATTCTTCAACTTCTTTCTTTGCTTGTTCTTTGTGTGTCATTTTTGTAGTGATTTTAAGTGTTCACGATTTGGTTTTGATACTTTATACTTTTTGAAAATCTTTTCAGGATCACCACCATCTGCAACAAATTTTTCTGCACTTGTCCACATGGTTGTTCCTTTATTCAACCAATCTTTGTCATCTTCTTCTTTCTTGACAGTAGCATTGGCATCATCATCTTCAGCTTCAACAGACAGAAGACTTGACAGTGTGTACCTTCTGAAATAAGACACACACGATCCAATTTTTTGTGGATCATCTATGTCAGGTATCTTCATGGATGAATCAACAAAGTCACCTGTGTCCACATCATAGATCCTTGACACAACACAGTTGTTTTCTATTGGTTGAAGAAGAACAAGACCTTCTTCATGAAGTATTGGTTTGACTGTTTCAAGAAGACTATTGATATCATAATACTTTGATTTATAGAATGGATTGTTGGAATCCTTCTTGATCTTTTCCATTTTGGAAATTGCCTTCAGTAGTTTGGTGTGTATAGTCATCTTTTTATCCTTTCAATTTTTAGATATGATTTTGAATTCTTTACAGGGACAGGTTCATACATTTCACCTGTTTCATCATCTATGATCTGAACACCATCTTTGGTTGCAGTCTTGATCATTCTTTCAATTCTTTTCTTTTGTTCATTGATGTCATTCCATGTATGGGAATCCTTGAAATCATATGTTGTTCTTCCTGCAACATGAACAATCCTTCTGTCATCAACAATCAAGTCATCATGCCTACTGTACAACATAAGTTCATCCATGACTTCATCTTCAATGGACTTGATCACATGATCAATCTGATCCCTTAGCTTCCTAAGACCGACGTATGCGTTTGATGGTTTCATTTCACCATTCCTGACTTTTTCTGCAATGTCAGTGGTGATTTTTTTAATTGAATTATTCATACACTTCACCATATGTTTTTTTGATCATAATGGCTGAAACAAATAGAATGCTTGCCTGAACAAAGATTTGTGTGAAGTCTTGTGCTTCAATACACATTGCAATCATGAATGTGATCATTGCAATGTAGAATGTGATAGTTTTCATTTTTGTATGTGTTTGTTGTTGTTTGTGAATACAAATATACAATCTTTGAAAATAAATATCAAAATTTTTTTTCACAATCTTTTCATACCTTCACCTGTTGTTGTGTTTGTGGAAGCCTGTCATGGATTTTTTCTGTGGCAGGCTTTGTTTTAAAATTATTTTTTAAATATATTACACAACCACACAATCACAAACATACAAACAACATATATGAAAAAGGATGCTTACTACTTCCCACACTTTTCCAATGCTAGGAATGACAGGAAGATCAGAAGAATGGTCAAACTTCAGGGTTTGGAATCTTATGCAGTGTACTTCATGATATTGGAAGTACTTAGGGAACAAGATGAATTCAGATATCCAATGGAAGACATTGATCTTCTAGCTGATGAATTCAAGACAAGTGAAGACAGGGTCAAGTCTATTGTTGACAGTTTTGATTTGTTCACAATTGAAGATGATCACTTCTATTCACCAAGACTGAATGAATATATGACACCATACTTGGAGAAGAAAGAAAGGGCAAGGAATGCAAGTCTAAAGCGATGGAATAAAGATGGGAATGCAAATGGAATGCAAATGCATACCAAAAGCAATGCAGATCAGAATCCAAGTAAAGTAAAGAAAAGTAAAGTAAAGAAAAGTAAAGTAAATATGTACAAGCCAACAGTCACAATGGTTGAAGAACATTTCTTTCTTTCAAATAAAATTAAACATGAAGAAGTCAAAGATCTTTCAAAGAAGTTCATGCGATACTATGACAAGACAGATTGGAAAGATGAAAAAGGTGAAGACTTGAAGAATTGGAAAAGACTTGCAAATGGTTGGATCAATAACCAATTTGACAAAACAACAACATTCACAGGAAACCCATTTTAATATGATAGCAACAACAAAAAATGAAGTGATGGCATACAGGGAAGAAGGTGTGCGATTTGACTATGACAAAGATATGATGAACACATTGTTTGGATTCATGCATGACATAGGTGCAAAGAATGAACTTCCATATGAGAAAGACAAGATTCAAAAGTATCTTGTAAGATTGCATGAAGTTCTAATGGTAGAAAACAACATGATACCTGATGACATTCCATTTACAGATATATATCCACAATTCATGATGGATGTGATCTACAACAAAGCCAAAAGACATGGGAACAACATCAGTGCAATTGCATATTGTTTTAATGAATGGTTCAAGATAAATGCTGATAAGTATTTGATAAAAAAAGACTTTAACAAAGAAACAAAGTCAACAAAACTTGAAGCATGGGATGACAAGACCATTCATGATTTGTATCAGACTGTTGTCATGCTTACTAGAAACAACATGATTGATGGTATTTGGAGAATGAAAGGTGGTGAATCCTTCTTTGGAAGATTAAAAACAGAATTTCACAAAAGGTATGAAGAAGCATGAAGATTGTGATGAAAAGGATCTACGATCTGAAACCTGCTGAATACAATCCAAGAATACTGACCAAGAAACAAAAGTCAGATCTTGAAAAGAGCATCAAAAGATTTGGTGTTGTTGATCCTGCAATTGTCAACACTTACAAGGGAAGGGAAAACATTATTGTGGGTGGACACCAAAGGATCAGGGTTGCAATGGAAATGGGGATGTCTGAATTCCCTTGTGTTGAAGTAAGTCTGAATGAAGATCAGGAAAGGGAACTGAATGTCAGGCTGAACAAGAACAGTGGTGAATGGAACTTTGATGATCTTGCCAATCTTTTTGAAATAGATGAATTGATTGAATGGGGATTCACAGATGATGATCTATTTGGTAATGTTAAGAAATCAAAACCAAATGATGAAAATCAGGAACGCCCATTCCTGATTGAGTTGGATCATTACCTTTGCAGTGATTGCAAACTAAAGGTTCATGAATTTCTTAATTTGGGTGAAGTACAAATCAAATTGAATGGAAAGACATATGGCATACAAAACTGAAGATCTATACAAAAAAGCACTTGACCTGATCAAGTCACATTCCCTGTTCTTTGTCACTGATGTGATATCATTATTGGGGATCAGCACAGAAACATTTTATGTTCATTTCCCAACAGATTCGAAAGAATCGAAAGATATAAAAGAAGCACTTGAGAAAAACAGGGCAGTCACAAAAGTGGTTCTTCGGAAGAAGATGCATGAATCAAACACACCAACAGGATGGTTGGCATTGTACAAGTTGATATGCACTGAAGATGAAAGAAAAGCATTGTCAATGCAATTCAGGGATCACACAACTGATGGTGAAAAAATAAACAAGGTGACAGTTGAACTGAAGAAGTAATGGATCACACACTTCAAACAACTGAACTGTACTTTTGGACTGCTGAATCAGAAAAGCCAATCATTGTCCATCAAGGTGGAACATCATCAGGGAAGACATATGCTATTCTTCAGTACTTGATACTAGAATGTTGCTACAATCAAGATCTTGTGGTCACAGTAGTTGGTCAGGATATTCCCAATCTTAGGGTTGGTGCATATAGGGATGCACAGAACATCATCAATTCTGATCCATACTTCCAACAGGAAATGACTGATCACAACAAATCCAACAGGGTATTCACATTCAAAAGTGGGTCAAGGATAGAATTCAATTCATATGCTGACAGTGTAGATGCAAGATCAGGGAAAAGAACACATTCATTCTTTAATGAAGCCAATGGGATCAGTGAAGAAATCTTTGAACAGATATCACTTCGAACATCACACAAAGTGATCCTTGACTTCAATCCATCTGCATCTTTTTGGTGTCATGATAAACTGCAAGGCAGGGATGATGTTGATTGGTTTGTGTCAACCTTCAGGAACAACACATTCATTCAGGATTCTATCAGGGAAAAGATCTTGTCATATGAACCAACACCTGAAAACATCAAGAAAGGAACTGCCAATCAGTACAGATGGGATGTGTATGGTCTTGGGAAGGTGGCAAGATTGGAAGGGTTGGTGTTCCCAAACTTTGAAGTTGCAACTGAATTCCCTGAAGACTACAAATGGAAGGTCTATGGTCTTGACTTCGGATTCACTAATGATCCAACTGCATTGGTTGAAATCAGATACGCACATGGCAACCTGTATTGGAAACAACACATTTACAGAAGGAAACTGACCAATCAATCCATTGCAAGAATCATCAAGGATCTTGGAATCAAAGATGAAGTTATTGCAGACAGTGCAGAACCAAAATCAATTGCTGAAATCAGAAGGGAAGGTGTACACATAAAAGCAACACAGAAGGGAAAAGATTCAATCATGTATGGGATTCAGCTTCTGCAAGATTACAAGAACATGATTTATGTGGGAAGCAAGGATCTGATCACAGAATTTAGTTCCTATACATGGGCAAAAGACAGACAAGGACTGCCAACAAACAAACCAATTGATCTTCACAACCATGCTATTGATGCAGGAAGGTATGCCATTATGATGCGAATGAAGCTAAAAGAAGCCACATTTGACCTTGTTTAAAAAAAAAGATAAAAAAGTTTTAAAAAAAACTTGACAAGTATGTTGGAACTGTGTATATTTATAACAGATTAAAGAACAACAACACACACAGGATAACAAAATGACAACTTCAGAAATCAAAAAACTACTTGCAGAACACAGAAACATTGAATTCAAAATTGATCGTCAAACACTGATTCAGAGAAAAGATTCAATGCTTAGTTCAAATCTTACAATTAAGCATGACTATGCAGATTGGAAATGGGAACAAGGAACTTTGGATGAAATGGTCAGAAAATTTGTACCAAGAATCAAGTACTACCAAAAGAACTATGACAACATGGATATAAAAGTGACCATCAGGGATCAAGATCACTATGCCATTGACACATTCACAATCTAAACAACAACAGGGAAGGGTTGATCCCTTCCCACAAATTACAAGACAATGACACAAGCATACAAAGAAGAACAAGAAATTTGGGAATGGATTCAGAACAAGAACATCCCAAGACTATCAGAAAAAACAGGACTTGGAAAAAGTAAGTTGTACTATTTTCAAGCAGGCAAATCACAGAATGCATCCTTTCAGATGATACGTGAATTGCAACTTGTCAAAGAAAAGGAAGAATCATGATCACCTGTCCTGAATGCAAAGAAGAACATGAAAAAGAACAGATCAGGATTGTAGATGATGGATTCAGCCATGAATTTGGAAGCACAGTGGATCTTCATGTTGTATGTCCTGACTGTGGTGAATATTTAGATGACCTGATTGATGTTGATGATGTCACTGAATCATGGAAAGATGCCATGTTTTGAAATTATTTTAAATTATTTTTAAAAAATACTTGACAAGTGTTCTGAAGTGTTGTATATTAGAATCAAGTTAAACGATAACAAAACAACAAAACGATGAAAACACAAGAACAATCAGAACTGCTAATTGAATTATCAACAGAATACAAAAACAGAATTGAAGCACTTGTCAATGAAGTACCTGAATGGAACTTCAACTTGATTCACTACTTGATGCAATTAAAAAATGATGGGGTCTATCATTTTGCAATTTGGAACAATGTTTGGAACAATTCATACTTGATGCTAGAATTTGATCTTGATGAAGATTGGGTCTGTGAATTTTGTGATGTGATGAGATATGTTGCAACCATCTGCAATGTTCCAATGAAAATTGGTGAAACATTTGCATGGGAAGATGCTAAAAACAAAATTGAAAGAAGACACTTGCCAAAAAAAGTGATCTATTAAAAACAGAAAATTGGGGGGGGTCATCCCTTCCCATTTATTTTTTTAAAAATAATTAAAAAAAAACTTGACATTGATTGTGTGATGCCTTATCATTGTTATAGTTAAACAAACAACAACAAAACAGGATAACAAAATGGAAATTTCAAAAGACATCATTCTTCATTCAGACAAAGGATTCAACATCATTCAAGGATCAAAAAGATGCTTCACAGTAGTTTGTGATCATGGTCACTGCTACTTCGCCACTGACACATTGAGAAAAGCAAAAAATTGGGTGAACAGACAACAATAACAACAACAGAAGGGAAGGCACAAGCCTTCCTTTCATAACAGGACACAACAATGACAAATCCATATCAGAATGCAGAACTTCAATGCATCAAATTTTCAGATTGGCAAGGGTACAACCATGACACATTCAGGATCAACATCAGGCAAAAGAATGGTCACAGTTTTTCATTCTTTTCAATAAGCAATGAAACAAGACAGGGATTTATTGACAGGATCAGGAATCAGGTCATGCAAGAATCAAAACAAGATCTTCAGATCACATCCATCACATCAACAGAATACATTTCACCACATCATGCACAATAAAATTCTGAAAGCATTCCTTCTTGCATATGATGAAGTAGATCCAATGGATGAATATGTGGAAGAATTCTGCAAAAAAAGTGGAATACAAAGATCACAACTTTTGATCAAGTCAAGAAGGGTTGAATATGTCAGAATGAAAAGACTGTTTGCAAATTTTATGTGTGACACATACACCAAAGTTGAAATTGCAAGGTATCTGAACATGAATCATTCAACTGTGATCCATCATTTGAACACACACAGTGAAAATTTAGAATATGACAAGACATACAACAAAATGTGGGTCAAACTATTGTCTTGAAAAATATCTGTCCTTAAAAGCTAAATTTGACTATCTTGAAAACAAGTAGTTTTCATACTTTTGTTATCCAAAACAATAGGGTTGAAATCCTGTTGTTTTTTTTTGTTTTCAAATTGGTCTTTTTCTTATTAATTTCTTGACAAATTAAAATTTTTACTTTATGGAACTGAAAGATCTGATCCCATTCACAAGAAGCAAGGCAGTGAACAGTCAACAGACACTGATCAACAACATGAACAAACAATTGTTCAGGTTTCATGGTGGAAACTATCCAATATCAATTGAAGACACACAGGATGGATATGTTTCAGATGGATATGAAGGAAATCCCGATGTGTACAGTGTGGTCAATGGGATCACAATGGCTTGTGCATCAGTTCCACCAATTGTTCATGTTGTCAAGAATGTAGA